GTAATCTGCATTAGAGCTTTCTGCTATCTCAATATCAAATACGTTGCTTCCGCCTGTTACTTGTAAATTCAGGTTTGCATAGTCTGCTGTATAAGCACCATTACTGTTTAAAAGTATATCTAAAACGTTTGAATCACCTTGGAAGTCGAAGTAACCAGTAACATTGTCTGAGTTAATTCCATCAGATCTAAATATGTTACTACTACCAATTTGGTTGATAGTTAAAGTCATAGCGGTACCGTCTAAATCTAAAGCGGTCATAGTGCCTGACACTGCACTTGTTCCACCAATTAAGTTGCTGCTTCCTAATTGTTCAAGCTTTATGGTGGCGTTAGAACCTGTTTGTTCAACGAATATTTCGTCATCCGCAAAAAGAGATAACGAAAGAAATAATAATAAAAATCTCATTTGCTCTCCATATATCGCCAATAACTTTTACTCTCACCTTGGCGTATAATATCAACAATACCAGTTTCTATTGCTGCTTGCAACGCAATCGATTTACTTTCGTTCATAGCATTACCTGTTTCAAATTCTACTAATTTGGTGCCATCAGCTATATATCTAAAGAAATCATTAGACAAACCAACAGAAAGAATTGTTTTGGTAATAAGGTTTTCAAGCAATATCTCACCTGTTGAAACTGAGACAACACGCATAGACACGACCACAGTATCTTCACGATATTGTTTAGAATTACCGATACCTAGGTATCTAGCGCCTACACCACCAGTAAGTAAATTGGAATTATAATCTGCTACAACACCAGTTATTATTATGCCTGCAAACAATAACGGCATTTGTTGATCGTCCTCGTCAAACTTTTCTCTAGTAGATCTTATTATTTGTCTTTCTTTTGTAACTGAATCTATATCTACTCTTTCTACAACTCTAAAAAACTTTGACTGTTTCAGAGCACGAATAACATATGTTTCTGGTGCCTGCGTCAATGCTGAACTAAAACTAGCAAAACCATCTATAGATTTTCTTTGGCCTGTTGCATCAGGAAAATTATATACAGCAACAATTGGTCTTTGTGTAGGTAAAGGTAGGTTTTTTATTGCTTCTGTTACAGGTTGATTTATGTATGCTTCTTTTGAAAAGCATTGTGCTTCACCAATAATGGTAACTACATCTTTGTAGTCATTATCAGGGTTTGTAAGGCAGGGTGATATGTATTCTCTATGCGTAGCGCAACTAGAAACCAAAGTCCCCAATAGGAATAGTGATAGTAGTTGTTTCGCCAGTTGTTTCATTAAATATAGTCATTGTAATATTTATACC